ATCTTCCTCTGGTTTCTCGGTTCCGACTTGTGTGTCGATCCATGCTGACCATTCTTCGGTGGTCATTGGAGTGATCTCGTCGTCGACTTGTACCGATATGGTTCCGGCTGGGTAGAGGGTTTCTAGTTCTTGTCGTGTCCAAGTTGCCATCGTCATGCTCCGTCGTTGTATCCGTAAACTCTGATTGTTCCGCCGGTAATAGTTCCCGAGGCAGTCGAGAGAGTGAAGTCGGTGTAGGAGTTGTTTCCGTCATGCATGGCCGTCGTAAAGTGTCCTCGTTCGCCGGTTGAGATTGCTGACATTCCAGTCCTGCCAGACACATAGGGTCTCGTCACAAATATTTCCGTACCGACACGATTAACTACTCCGCTACCTGTAGCGATCGCTATTGCGCCTCCGTTGCTTACGTTGGTGTTGGTGACTCCTGAGATGTAAGACCTACCGGTAGTCACTCCAAACCATTGGGATCCGTTGATTCCGCTTCCCATGCTGAACAACAGTCCAGTAAATGCGGTCATTGTAAACCCGGAATAGATCACTTTGTAATTCTTGAACGTCGCTGAGAATGCGTCCGTGACGGTGACTGATGAAACGCTACTTCCGACGGCTTGTGATTTGACGAATATCAGTCCGCTCTTGTCGTCGACTTGTGTAGCGATGTTCTCCATCGCAGTGGCGCCGTCCGCTACATAGTCAGACGATTCCGGATAAGGGATCGCCATGTTGCTAGTTGTACCCATGCATATCTCCTAGAGTTCGACGAGGCGAGAGCCTGTCCATGTAAGTGTAGGCGGTACAGTCGCCCACGTCCGGCTAGTCGATACCTGTTCCCATTTCTGGGCGCCACGGGAATAGCCGGCGGTGGTGATGTAGAGGCCGGCTTGGAAGTCGGTGGATGAGATGTTGAATGTGATTCCTTCGATGAAGAATCGGGTGGGGGCGTCGGTGAAAATTTCGGGGATTTCGATGTAGGCGTCCGGGTTGAGGAGAAGCATGACGGCGTGGAGGCGGGCGTCGGTCATTTGTCCGAGGAGGATGGTGAGTCGTTCGATGATCCATCCGTTGATGAAGTAGCGATCGAGTTTGTCGTTTGCTAAGAGTTCGGCGTCTGCTTCATAGCGGAGGCGTGTGACAATCGGTAGTTCGTTTAGGCCGTAGTCGTCGATGGAGGTTTGGAAGTCCTCGACGACGTAGCCGTCGGGGAAGTCGGTTGCGTTTTCGGTTCCGTAGACGGTGACTCGGTTGATGAATTGGTCTTGGTGTCGCTCGAATCGCCATTGGTCGATGATTTCGTCGCCGGTGAATGTGATGTCCGGTGAGAGTTGGGAGCGGTCGGCGACTGTCCGGTTGATGATATGCGGATAGTCGGTGTAGCCGGCGACGGTCGTTCCCCATGGCATCGACTGGGTGATGTACCCACCGATTTCCGAGTTGGCGATCTCTTTCATGATGCCCAGCAAGTTTTCGGTTTCAAACGTCGGGATCCGTACCGCTTTAGATCCGACGGTTGTTCCGAGACGATCTTCTTGCGAACCGAGGGCGTAAACGGTTTGGAGGGCGTTTGCTACGGTGTCCTCAATCTGGGATCCGAGTGTGACGGTTTGCCGGCCGGCTTCGGCGAGGGCTCGGTTGACGGTGATACAAGTGAGGATCGTATCTCGGACGGTTACGTCGGTAACAGATCCGTCGAATACGCATTGAGGGACGGTCGGATATGAGGTGTTGAGGAGCCAGATTTGGATTCGGCGGCCGATCACGAACCCGTCGAGGGATGGGGCTCCGGAAGCGTCCCAAATGAATGAGAGGGAGGCGTTTGATGGGCGTACATCGTCGGCGATGGATTGCCGGCCGTGATTGACGATGATGTTGTTGATTGTCCAGTCAGTGATTTTGGTTCCGCCGGCGATGGATCCGTCGGTTGAATCAACTACACAAATGAAATTCCAAGACATTAGAAGAACGCCGGGGCTTGACCGAGCCGGTTTTCGTTTTGTCTAATCATGTCTACGATTTGATTACCAACCGATACGGGATCGAGAGCGCCGTTGACGGTGATGTTGTAAGTGACACCGAAATTACGGGGGTCGAACCGTGTCGGTACATCCGTGGTCGTTGGTGTTACGGCGTCGCCTTGAATCGCTTCGATCGCTCCGGTAATTGGTGAAACAACGATGTCGAAGAGTCCTCCGGCTACGTCTCCGAGGAACCCGGCTACCGGGTTGACGACTCCGACGATGGCGTCTGTCACTTTTTGGACGACGGTGTTATCTGTCAAGAAGTCAACAATTCCGTCGATCATCAGACTGGCGAGTTGTTTCCCGGTGTCATACCATCCGGAAATAACCTCCTCTACTTCTGCCCATGCTCCCGGAAGTTTTGCGACATCTTCTTCCGATAAGATTCCAACCTCTTGCAACGCTCTAGTAAGGCTGGCGCCGATGACGGTAACAAAAGTTTTTTGGATTTCGTCGGTCAGTTTTTCCGATGTTTTGATGGCAGTAATGAGGAACCCGCCGAGGCTAGAAACAAACCCAGTGGCGGCGGCTTGGGTTTCGTCGTCGACTTCGGTTCCTGTGATCCAATTCCAAAGAGCCGGCCGAAGATCCTCAAAGGCTTCTTCTACTATGGGATAGTTGTCGTCGATCCATCCGCTGATGCCGTCAAGCCATGATGAAAGTTCGGGGATGGCGTCCTCGGTGATCCAATCCCATGTCGCTTGTGTCCATTCGCCAAAATTGTCCCGGATGATCGGGTAGCCGGTTTCGGTAATCCATGTCCCGATCGAATCGAGCCATGTTCCGAGCCGTTCAATGGCTTTCGGAGCGTTCTCTTTAATCCATCCGTAAAGGCCGGCGCCGAGCTCCAAGAATTTGTCGCCGAGTTTGGGAGCGTTTTCTTTCATCCATTCCCACACTCTGCCAAGGACGCCGAGGAGTCCTTCTTCGGAGAATGTGGTGGAAAGGCTTTCGATAGTGGGGATGACTTTTTCGAGGAAGAAACTGGACACGCTGAGCGCTACCGGAAGAAGTTTTTCTCCGAGTGTGGCGACCACGTTCGCCATCCGAGCCTGAAGGATGCGGCTGGAGTTCGCCAGGCCGTCCGAGGTTCGGGCGAAGTCGCCTTGGGCGTCGCCGGTTTGTTTGTAGATGGCGGCCTCAGCGGCGAGGATCTTTTGTTGCTGAGTGAGCGGTTTGTTGCCGGAGTAAATGCCGAGCGCCATCGCTTCGGCTTTCAATGTGGCGTCGTCGAGCAACACTCCGAAACGGCGAAGAGGTTCGGATTCGCCTCTAAGTCCTGCGCCGATTGCTTCGATGACTTCTTCGGGGGAGGCGTTACGGAATGAGGCAATATCGGAGGACAGTTCGAGGAGCCCGGTCGTGAAGTCTGAAAGGTCGGCTCCGGCGAGGCCGGCGGCTTTTCCGAATGTTCCGAATACTTGAGCGCCTTCGAGGGCGGATTGTTTGGATTGGCCGAACGCTTCGGCGGCTCCGTCAGCGAAACGGAGGACGGCTTCGGCGGCGTCCCCGAAGATTTGTTCTGTGGCCGAGGTTGCTTCGGCGAGATCGGAGGCCGATTGGATCGCCTTGAACGATGCGGCTCCTACCGCTACACCGATGGCGGCGCCGGCTTTGGCGACGTTGGCTAGGGATCGGCCGACTTTGCGGGAGAAGTCAGAGAACCCGGATTCGGCTCGGCGGATGCCTCGGTTGTCGAATGTTGAGACGATTGGGGCGATGATCGCCATGGCTACCTCCTTTTCTTTAGTTCTCTGTTCAAGATTGTTTCATATCGCTGGAGGCTCGCCGTGATACCTCGCTCGATATTCGGTTGATGTTTCACAACATACGGCCAGATGAAACGGTCGGCGCCTCCGTAGCGTTCACGGAGCGCTGAGATCATGGCTTTTCCGGATGTTGTTTTCCCTCCGGTTTTGCGGCCGGCCATGGATGCGATAACGAGGGCGATGTGTTTTGATTCGACTCGGAGGATTGGCCAAGCTCCGTACGGGGCGGATCGTGGGCGTGATCCTCGGAAGCGGAGCCGGGTGTTGTATTTCGCCGATTTGGGTCGGTAGCCGGTTCGTCCTTTGTTTGACCATCCGGACAACATTTTGTCGGGGAGCCCGCCTTTGATTTCGGTCAACATCGGCTCGGCGTACGACTTGATCTCGTTTGGAACTCGTTTGCGGAGTTCCGGATCGACTTGTTTGAGGAGTCGCAAGGTTTGAGGAATGTTCTGGACATCCTGCCCGACGTTGTACCCAAAACCGTCATTAAAGTTCGACTTCTGAGTCTTCACGCCGATCATTGTTTTCTCGCTTGCTCCTCTAATAGATCGACTATGGTCGCCAACATTTTTCCGTCCTGAGCAAGAGCGGCCGGCGGGATGCCGGTTCGGATTGCGACTCCGGCGATTAGTCGGCCGACGGAGCCGCTTCCGTAGGGTTTTCGGGTTCGTCCATGTCAATGTCGACATCGACGAGATCCTTCACCCATTCCTCAAATTTGGCGGGAACTACTTTCATGGCGGCCTTTGTTGCTTCGTATGCCATGCCATAGATCTCGGTCATTGAAATCCCGTTCGCCATGTCGGACATAGATTTAGAGAAACGGGTCTCCCATGCCATGTTCGATGAGGGTGTTGTTCTTACCTCGTAGGTTTCGGTTTTTGTTGTGATTGTCAATCGGATGACGGGGGAAGTTGCCACGGTTTTCCCTTTCGATTACGCCTTGGTGATTCCGCCGTCGACCTCAAACGTGAACGACACTTCCATCGCTCCGTCTGCGGGGCCGCCTGCGGTTGGATAGGACGGGATGATGTCGCCTGAGAGTGTCCCGGCGTTCGGAATTCCGAGAACAAATGCAACGGCGGTTCCGGCTGTTGCGGCTGTCCACATCGCATCGCAAAACGATCCGACGACGCCCCAATCTTGATATGCCCGGACGTTCAACTGGAACGTAACGGGCTGGGCGACGGCGGTGGTGTCGGTAAGTGTGATGTATTGGTCGACGGTCTGGTTCGGAACTAGGGTCGCTTCTGCGACCTGAGCCGAATATGCAACGGAGTCGATGGTGACGGTGAGTTCCCGTCCGGTTTGGATGGTTGCCATGGGTTTAGTCCCTTCGGTAGGTGATTACTGCGGTTATTTGGTATGAGGCGAGTTCTTGTCCGCCGACGGAATATGAACCCGGGTTCGCTGTCATCGTAGACGCCTCGGTCAATGATTCGAGGATGGTATCGATGGCGGCGAGACATTCGTTCATCGCTTTCCGGTTGCCCGGTGGGAGCGATACATAGTTGATCGGATAGGTGGCTTCAACAATGGACGGCGAGATCGACCGATAGGAGGGCGGGTCGATAATGATTCCGCCGGGTCGGACTCTCATAATGTCGTCGTAGACACGGAAACCGAGCCCTTCGATCGTTGTGATGAGGTTGGAGTATTCGGTTTCGATCATCCGATGCGTCCTCTACCGATCCCTAAGAGTCTCATGATTTGACCCATTGAGCCGGCGGGCGCCGGTGTCGGGATTTCTGAGAAGGATGGGATTTGATCGAGGGCGCCTCTTTCGTTGAAGAGAGCGGCGGCGTACATGATCGTTCCGAGTTTGGCGGACTCACCGGGGACGACGGTCGGGTTGTCGTTGTAGCCGGCCGCCCGTCTGCGGGTGTATGCCCATTCGTTAGCGGCGTCGACACAAATATCGATCGAAGTGTTTTCGTCAACGTCAAGCGTCCAGCCTTGATAGTCCGCTACGTCCTCGGATGTGATCCATGTGACTTGAGCGTTGATCGTGGCGTTGGACGGTGAGAACTCGGCGATGTCGTCTTGATTGTTCACCGTGTAGGAAACCGTGTTTTCTACGGCGTCGACTGCGGTGAGGTTGTGGTGGCCGTCAAGTTTGTTGTAGCCGGTGTTGTAGATGTGGACATGCTCCCCGACCACGAACGTAGAGACGTCATCGAGCCCGAAGGTTACGAGGTCGTCGGTACATGAAATGGTGTTGATGTCCATGATCGGGGAGTGTCCTAAGGTGAATTAGAGAGCGAGGCAACCGTTCGAGATGCTGTAGTTCGCCGCCGCAACGTAGCCACGGAAGGCTAGTCGGGTGGAGAGCGTCGCAGGCTGTTCTACTCGGAGCGATCCACGGAGATCCTCAAAGATGGTGAGGCATGAGGCGGACAACATGAGCGCTTTGCGATCTCCGGGGGTCAAACCGAAATTATCGGAAACGATAAGCGACAGTCCGAGAGGGTTACCGGTAAGCGAGGTGGCGCCGTTTAACGTACCTGCCGCATTTGACGGCGAAAGGTACGGGAAGATCCGGTTTCCGCCGGAGTCTTTTGCGGCTCCGACTGATGCCCACACATCCGAGCGGATGATGAGGTGGGTTGGCATACGTCCGAAGTTTTGTTTGATTTCTGCGGCGGCGGCGTAGAGGTCGGTGATTACCTCGTCGCCGTCAGTCCAGTCGGTAACGGTGGAGCTTGCGAGGCTGGAGTTTGTGTAAAGAATGTCATCTCCTACCCATTGTTCTGTCGCTTCTGCGTAGACCTTTGCCATGTCCTCGATAACTAACTGGATCACGTTGTCCTCTGCGTACAGAACCTCTTGCTCTGAGAGGTCGATGTAGCCGCCGAGCGTCACTTTGTCGACTTGTACCTTGGCGACGGTCATGGCCTGCGATGAGAGGGCGTCGTGTTCTGCGGCCTGAATACCCACCGATGAATGCTGGGTCACTTTGCGGGCGTAGAACGGGTCGCCTGCGGGCATGGCTCGGGCGCCGAGAGCGGCGAAGATGGGGCGCTCGTTGGTGAGCGTGTCGAAGATTTCTCCGACGAGTGGCGATGGGATGGCGCCGGGAATGTCTGCGGTGTCGCCGGTTGCGGCTTGAACCTTGATCGGGTTGCCTCGCAGTTGGGCGGCGACGTAGGCGCCGACTGATGGAAGTTTCTGTTCGGCGTGGATGATTGGAGCGGTTGGGATCTCGACCGGAGCGGCGGCTTCGACGAGTTCGTTGTTTTCTGACATTTCGATCTCCTCCTCGGAGTCTTGTGGGGTTGGGGTTTCTTCGGGTTCTGGCGTGTCGCCTTCTTCGGCGGCTACGTCAAGAACTTTGGCGGCGTCGAACGCTCCGAAGGGAACTAGGGAGAGTTCTTTCCAGCGGCCACTTTCGACGACCATGGTGGAGCCGTCGTAGTGGAATTTTTCGACCTCTACTCCGACCGACACGGCGTCAAGTACGCCGTCGGCGGCAAGTGTGAGAGCCTCGTTTCCGTCTGCGGTTTCTGAGATGCGAGCCTCGAACAACATGGCGGAGTCGTCTGCTATTCGGGCGGTCACGATTCCGATGGGTTTTGAGAGGTCGTGATCTCGGATGAGTTTGGGGGCGGCTCCGTCGGTTGGGAGTGAGCCGGGCTCAAACCGTACTTTGCCGGTTGAAGCCATGGCGTCAACTCCGAACGGTACGGCTATCCCAGAGAGTGTTCGGCGTGGCTTTTCGCCTTCTTCGGCTGATACGTCGAGAGTGATGGGTTGTGAGAGTTCGATCTTCATAGATCTCCTCCTGCTTCGTTGATGATTCGTCGGGCTTCGTCACGGGTGATTACGTCGTTCACTACTCCGAGGTAGATCTTTTGGACGATTTCGGCGAGTTCTTTTGAGTGGCTAGTTCCTTCTCCTTGGCCTGCGCTTTCGGAGAAGATGGTTCGATCGAATCGGACGACTCGACCGGGTGGTGTTACCACGTCGGAGGAAAGTGTTTCCTCGATAGCGGTAAGGAATGGGAGAGCGTCTTGGGCTAGTTGCCGGCGGGCTTCTTGAGCGTTCTGGTATGTCATTCCCGAGCCGGTGGGGGCGCCAACTAGGTAGGGGGAAATGTTGGCGACTCGGGCTAACTCCAAGGCGATGTGTTGACGTGACTCGACCGCCTGAAGGCGATCCGGGGAAGCGTCCGACTCGTACCAATCGAGTTCGGCTGAGATGGCGGCGACTGCGGTTCCGTTGTCACCTGCTCGCATTTCTGCCCATGATTCGGCTAGGTCGGAGAGTTCTTGTGGCGACATTGGTTCG